GAAGTCATATTATATGTCTGGGGCTTCATCGACCCCATCTTGTTCTGGGACAACCCCAGCAAACTCTCTATGGTCTACAAGGTCTTGTAGGTCTCCCTTTTCGACGATACTGAAATTTTCCATGTGAATATTTATGTAATTTTTTCTTTTGCTTCCGTCTTCTAACTCAACTGGCTGAATCGCCCTGTGTACGTCCTTTCCTAGCCATCTGTACTTTAGGCAAATTAATTTATGGGTGCCAAAGTCTGGAGGTTCGGACTGAATTTCGTCCATGGTTTTTTGCCTTAGCAGGAAAAGGTGCGAGCAAAATTGGGTGATTTGGTCAGATAGGGACACTATGCTTTCGTCATCAATTATGGAGTCAGAGTTTCTGTTGTTCGTTATGCCTAGCCTGTTGCTTTGAACGCTGGTTAGCATAGAAACGACGGGGCCATTCTCGAAAGAAAGTTCTTTCTGGATCAACTGCTTGAATTTATCTACCATCCTGCCAACCATTTCCCACGAGCTTAGCCCAGAGGTTTTTTCGTAAGTTGTCTTAATATAGTCGAAGCTAAAAATCATTTGATTTCCTCTTCCGACTTTAGCGTAGTAGAACCTTCTTATTATATTAATCATGCTTTCTATTGAGTGTCCCGCCACATTATAGTAATAAAATTCAAAGTTTTGCACCTGTTTCCAGACGGACCTAACCTTATCTACCGTTTCTTTGCCAGCCTTTCTCCATAGTCCAGTTTCCAGTAAGTGCATCGGCACTCCAGAGAGGGACGCGCACTGTCGGATTATTAGTTCCTCTTTACTCATTTCGCCATTATCAAAGTGTAGAACTGGGACGTTGTTATTTTTCGAAGAAACCTTGGTGCAGAAGTCCATGCAGAATTGAGTTTTCCCAACTCCAGCCCTTGCGACGACAACGGAAATGTTTCCTGGCCTCAATAAAGATCCAAAACATTCGTTTAATCTTTCGTGCGGCCCCATTAGTCCAAACTCCTCAATAGGGTTATCTCCGCGATCTTCTATAAATTCCTCCATCGAGGAGAAGAGGTTCTCTGGAATGTCTCCGCCAATTTCATATAGATTAATTTGGTCGTTATATATTTTGTCCGCTTCAGAAACTATATCGTGGTAGGAGACCTCTGAGCCAAGGGACTTCATTTTTTTTGCAACGCTAAGGGACGAGTCATGAATATCCCTTCTTATTGTTAGTTTTTTTATCTCTTTCGCGGCCTTGGTTACTCCACCTTCGGAGATTTGCCTCATGGATAAAGCTTTAATGTAATCTATTGGGTTTATATTGTCCTCAAAGGAAATGCCCAGAGACACAACCCTTTGGCTCAAAATTACTTCGTCTAACGCTTCTCCAGATTCGAGGGCTTGTCTAAGCACGCAAAATATGGTTTTGTTTACTGCGCTATTTCTGTCGTAGAAGTCTTTTTCTGTAATAAATGGGGCTATCGCGGGATAAGAGTCTGGATGCTTTATTAGTCCAGCAAGAAGATGTTGCTCTAGTTCGTATGAATATACCATTTTTTAATGGTATCATACATTGAGATTTTTGTCAAGGATTATCTTCTCCCTCTAAGTCGATTGGGGTTTCGCTAGAAGCCGCTTGTTCTAGATATTGCTCCAGCGTCTTGCGGAGTCCCATTTCTACAATCGCGGAACACGTTTTCGTTATGACTGCGGGGTGACCGTTTTGCGAAACATAAGCCAGTAGGAAGCCGCTGTCTCCGTCTGTGGAGCCAGTGCATTCAAATAGCTGGTTAACTAAAGATTCTGGAAGATGGAACATTTCCAAGTTGTCTGGATCTATTTCTTCGTGGTCCATTGTTTTAATTTACACTTATTATAATATAACTCCAAACTTTTTGAACAAGTTTTTGTTTATCTCTTCGCCCCTGTAGACTTCCACCAAGGTAATATTGTTTAGCTCGCAGAAGTTTATTTTGCTCATATCCCTCCTGAGTTGGCTGATATAATTGGCCTTGTTGCCCCCGTGGAAAAAGGGGATATATTTTGTATGCTGTTCTCCCTGAACTTCTACGGCAACTTTTTTGTTCGCATTGTAGAAATCTAAGGTAAGTTTTGTTCCTGCCACGGGGAACTCTTCAAATACAATATGATGCTTCCAGTACTTGCTGAGAAACTGTTTCGTGGCAAATTGTATCTTGCTCCTGCTTTTGCCGTTCCAGCTTATTAGATATTTCTTTGCCTTGTGAATGGTTCGGGTTTGCCCAGTTAGTGTTTTAAAGCGCATCTCCTAGTTTTTTAAAATCCCTATAAAGGAAGTCTGTCATTTTTTTATTTTTCTCTAAATGCTCGATAAGCTTGGGTTCTCCTTGAATTTTTTCTGGGCAATCGATTTTTTTTTGCTTTAATTCTTTTATGATTTGGTCGGAGAAGGATATCCATGCCCCCTTTTTTTCTATTAGCCCAAAGAGGTAGAGCATATCTAGTATTTCCCGCTCTCTCCAAATTGAGCTCCCATTAGCTCTTCCGTATCTAATTGGGTACCTCACCTGTGACCCAGTTTTTTCATTAATAGACTTTCGGAACCTTACTTTGCAGTAGTGTCCTATCGGTGCGCCCTTGTCGTCTAGTCTGGATGCATTTGGGTTGGAGAAAATAATATCCGAGTTGTACCTGTCCTCGAATTCTAGTATAAAATTTGAGTAGTGTTTGATTGCGTTTCCTCCCGCCTGTTTCACTTTGGGGCCTCCCCTTGACGCATACGGGTTTGTTGAGACCTCGACTCGAACTTGGCTAGTGAGTATCATCATGTGTCCCATTTTGGTGATAGGTAAAACCATTTTTTTTAAGAATACGGAGGTGATTAATGCGCCTCCCGCCACTTGTTCTGATTCCGCAAAAGGCTTGTCTATGTCTCCAATTCTACAGAGGGCATCGACGCTGTCAACGACAAACATATATTTCTTATTTTCTTCGTTTCTAAAGACCAGCTCTCTGATCAATTCAAAAACCTTTTCAAATATGTTGCAGTCGAATACAAAAAATTTGTCTTCTGACGTGTCCAGCCCTGCCCTGTTTAGCATTTCCGCGTTCAGCCTGCCTTCGCTTTTTATGTAAACAACCATCCCGCCCTTATCGAAATGTTTTTGAAAGTTTTTCGCGACAGCTAGCGCACAGCTGGTTTTGCCTCCTTCGTTAACTCCAGTAAACCTATGAGCCCCAGGGGAAAGTCCTCCGCCCAGTGCCATGTCTAGGTTTAGGCTGCCAGAGGAGATTTTGTAATCCTCTGTTTCGTAGAAGTTGTAATGGTATTTTTTATTATCCTTGTCAGATAAAAAGTTGGCGATCTGGTCTTTTGCCGTCAGAGTTTCGGTTTTTGTCATTTCACTCCCCTAGGAAATCTTTAATTGTTTTCGGTTTTCTTGTATATGATCTATTTTCTCCAACAATTTTTCCAATGGGAATTGTTTTTCTCTTGGGGATTTTATAATTAAATTCGTTATATTTTTTCTTTAAGAGAGATAGTCCAGATTCGGTTTTGAAAAATAAAAGCGAGTTTGGTTTCGGTGTGAATTTTACCTTCGTCCAGAATTCCATATTGCTAAAGCCAGACAACAGGTCGTTGAGGAGCTTCATCTCTCTGGCCCAAAAGTTTCTTTTGTTTTGGTTTGGGATCTCTAGGAGGCCTTGTAGGAGGTGTCTCTTGTTTGGTTTTTTCACGCAATAATAATACCATCTGGGACTGGAAATGTCAAGGCTTAAATGTATAAATGGGTCTGTGTTTGTTATACTCTATATTATCCATGCGTTGGTCTAGGAATTTTCTAACATTTGTCTCAAAAACTTGCGTCAATATTGGGGAAAGTCTCTCTGGGCAGGTGTCGTCTATGTATGCGGATATTGTTTGCATGTTTAAAATGTCTACATCGCTATATTCTCTCTCTCTTGTGAATTGGTGGGTTCCCCCAAGGGGCGATGATATGCTTACCCTATATTTTCCGTTCGAAAGCCTTTCTGTCAGTGGAACATTTGCGTTTCTTAGTTTTTGGTTTTCTTTAAGGAGGTCGAAGTTTTGGTTTTCTAGTTTATTTATTCCTACTTTTAATTGAGACATGTCAATTTTGTTGCCATTAAACTCTTCGCGGAGGCTGGAGATTGATTCTCTGGTTTTTTGTTGGCTGCCCAGAACTTCCTTCATTTCTCTGAGATCTTTTTTGACCCCTAGGGCTTGGTCTAATATGGTTTTGTTTTTTTCTTTTGTTTGGGCTACCTCTTTCTCCGCCCTTCTCTTTTCTTTTTCCAGGGCTTCAATTTCTTCCGTTATTGGTGATGTGTTCTCCGCTTCTATCTTCGCTTTCTCTGATTCTATGCGAGAGGTTCGGGCTTCTTCTTTGTATTTGCTTACTTGTGTTTGATATTTTTCTATTTGTTTTTCTTTTAAGTCAACAAGGGTTTCCTGCTCTTCTATGTCTTTTTTTCTTTCAATTAAATCCTTTTCTTCTGCGTCTAGGAGCTTTTTCTCTTCTTGTAGTTCTGCTTGTTTTTCAAATATCTTCTTCGTGTCAACTCGAAACTTCGGGAATCTCCTCGTTAGACTAATGTGCGCCGCGAGGACCAAAAGGATTGCGAGGGGGTCAAAAACAAAAATTAATATTATTATCACTATTCTTACCGCCGCACCTAAGTCAAGGGTGATTCCAGTAAAGTCTGCCACTAGTTCCGCAACATACTTGATCGGGCCGACCTCCGCCTCAAGCTCCCTCGCTCCATCTTGGTGGGAGAATTTTTCGGTCTCAAGTTTATCTATCTTGTCTAGGGCGGTAGCTATAAGCACGTTATATTTTTCTACGTCTTCCGCCACGGTGTCTTCGGTGCTATACTCAGAGGCTTGGTATTGTTCTATTTTTTCTCTTAACACTGCAACTTGGCTCTCCGTTGATTCTCTTGCGGCTTGTATTCTTTGATTGATTACCAGCATTTGTTTTGCAATGGATTCCCTCTCTGGCTTTTGCCTTTCCCTTAGTTCTTCAAGTTTCTTTTTTTTGCTAGAAAAGAGGCCTCCAGACGAGTTCTCCAGGTCTGCGACTTCTTTGTTTAGTTCATCAAGCCTTGTCTGTAATCTATCTAGCTCTTCTTTGTCAAATGCGATGCTTCTGTCCAGCGACTCATATAGGGAGGTTATTTTCTCTTGCTCTCTTTTAATGTTTACTGCACTTTTGTCTTCGCTGGAATCGATTCTGCCCTCGGTTTTTGTTATTAATTCTTTTTGTCTTTCTATATATGTGCGCTCTCTTTTAATTTTGTCATCTATTTGGGCGACAATGGCTTGTGCTTTTTCTGCTGTGTGTTGGTGCTCAATGTGGGACTTAGAAAGGAAACCGAAGATCCCCATGCTGGTTATGCCCATCAATACAAATATTGCACCTAAGAGATAACTCCTTATCAGCTTCGGCGCAGACTTCCAGTTCCTGTGCAGCCAAACTGCGGCGATAATTTTGCCAACCTCTAAAACCGACCCCATTATTATGACGGAGGTGATTGAACCTGGAAATATTGTGGAAAGGCCTATTATGCTAAAATAAGCTGCTATGCACGAGATGCTAAGTGCGGAAACAAGTGTTAATACTGCAAATATCATAGTTCGTTTTTGCTGTTAGGGTATTTTATAATTAGAGTTGGGGGGCTGTTCCTTGTCGACTGTATCTACAACGCTAATATTTAACCTGTTGGAGTTTCCGTAATATCCAGAATTGTCGTTTGGATAGAAGCCCTTTTCCCCTATGGATGAGGTTTCGTTGACTTCCCCCTGGGATGGGTAGTTGTATGTCTCAACATTGCTTAACCTGTTGTCGTTGGGGTATCTAAAGTCTGGGTTGTCGTATGGTCTTGGCATGGTACTTTATATTACACTAAACGAATTTATTCTTTGTTTACTTCGGACATTTTTATCGTTATTTCTTGACCGTTGTCTAGTTTTATAATTGCAAATTTTGCTCCGTCGTCTGGGCCGCCCATTTCCTCGTACTCTTTTATGATTGTTCCTTTTAACGGGCCAGATTCGTGATGAACGACGCATCTTGTTTTTCGGGGAGATGTCATACTGTATGTTACACTCGTGTATCCTCCTTGCGGCATATGGCGATAATAATTTTATCTCTTTGGTCGAGGTTTAGGTAGTACCACTTCCACGCAATGTCTTGGTGCATTTCTTCTATTTTTTGTTCTATTTTTTGAATTTGCTGCTCAAGCACCTCTAGTTGGGTATACGTTAAGCCACGAAGGTCAATCTTTAACTCTGAGGCTATTTCGGCCAACTCGTTAAGGTTTTTGGAGCCTTTGGCTTCGGCGGCTTTTTTGAATAGGGCGGTCTTTTCTTCTTTATCTTCTCCTTTAAGCCTTATGAGTTTGTCGGGATGTGTGGATATGGCTATCTTTTTATATACATCTTTCACCTCTTTTTCTGAGAAGGCCTCCTCCTCTTCGGCGTTGGGACTTTCCCTGTCTTCTGTTGTTCTTGTGAGCGGGGAGGGGATTTCGTGTTTTTTGCAGTACGTTAATATGTGACTTATAAACTCCGCCTTGGCTAAATTATAGATTTCAATGGTTTCCGCGTGCTCTTCGCGAATTTGTTTCGCTTTGACTTTTAGCTTTCTTAGGTATTTTTCTTTAAATTCTCTCATTAAGATGATGGTGTTGAATGTGTTACAAAAGTCTAAAAGTTACTTTTTGACTTTGGGGGGACTTTTGTGTATTATATTATATGTCGAAAAGAAAATATACCAAGCACTCTCCTTATTGGGACCAGTTTAATGTTCCCGAAGCCCCTAGTGTAGAAGCTCTAACGAAGTCTTTAGAAAATAATGTAGATTCTCCTCCTGTATCTGCAGGAGAGGCCTATTATGTTTCAGAGGCCTCTGCACCAAGGCCCCTGTATAGAAGCGACATGGCTAAGGCTTCATACGAAAGAAGCGGCGGAGGTAATTTGCAGGGAAGGCGCGGCAATAGAATTCATAAAACTAAAAAAAATAATAGATTTACTAATATTGAGAACGGAATGTTGCCTTACTCTTATGATTCTTCGGGGATTAATGTTAGGGACACCATAGAGCTCTGCCAAAAGGCTTACGCAAATATTGCGGTGTTCAGGAATGCGATAGATGTTATGTCTGAATTTGCAAACTCCAATGTTTACCTGGAGGGGGGAAGCTCAAAATCAAGGGATTTTGTGAGTAAGTGGTTTGAGAAGGTTAACTTGTGGAACTTAAAGGATCAATACTTTAGGGAGTATTACAGGAGTGGCAATATTTTTCTTTATAGAGTGGACGGGAAGTTTTCAAAGAGAGACTTTAATAAATTAACCAAGGTTTATGGCTCAACTATAAAGCTTAGGCCTGGAACGTTGCCAGTTAAGTATATTTTGCTGAATCCTTTTGATATTACCGCCAAAAACGCTACGTCGTTTGGGGATGGGGCGTATCAAAAGCTGCTCTCTCAATATGATTTGGAGCGGTTGAGGCATCCGACAAATGAGTACGATCAGGAGGTTTTTGATAGCCTGGACGAAGATATTAGGGGGAAAATTGAAAAGGGTTCCCATTTAAAAGACGGGGTGAATGTGGATCTGGACCCAGAAAAACTTATTTATTCTTTTTATAAAAAACAAGATTACGAACCTTTTGCCGTCCCCTTCGGATATCCAGTGTTGGATGATATTAATTTTAAATTAGAATTAAAGAAGATAGATCAAGCTATTTGTAGGACGATTGAAAACGTGATACTTTTAATTACTATGGGCGCCGAGCCAGACAAGGGCGGGATCAATCCCAGAAATATGGAAGCCATGCAGTCTCTGTTTTTAAATGAGAGTGTCGGCAGGGTTCTTGTTAGCGATTTTACCACAAAGGCTCAGTTTATTATCCCAGACATTAGCAAGGTTGTTGGGCCGTCGAAGTATGAGGTCATAAACAACGACATTAGAGAAGGATTGCAAAATGTTATTGTGGGGGATGAGCGCTATAGCAATACCCAGGTTAAGGCGAAGATTTTCTTGGAAAGACTAAAGGAGTCAAGGAACGCTTTTATTTTTGATTTCTTGCAGCCACAAATTAAAACTGTTTGTAAGAATATGGGCTTTAGGAAATATCCAACCGCAAAGTTTGAAGAGATAGACTTAAAGGATGAGGTTCAGCTTCAAAGGGTGGCTACCAGATTAATGGAACTTGGTGTCATCACCCCAGAACAAGGGATGGTTGCGCTAAAGAAGGGGGTCTATCCCAATCCAGAAGACCTCTCTCCCGCACAGGAAAAATATGTCGAGGAAAGAGAGAAAGGATATTTCAATCCTGTGGTAGGCGGGGTGCCGATGGTTGCTGGGCCAGAGGAAGAGGTTGAGAAAGCTTCTCCTGCTGCCGAGGTGGGCAGACCTACTGGCACCAAAGAAATTCCGCAAGAACCCGCAACAGCTTCCGAGTTATATAGCAGGGAAAATATTCAGCAAAATGTCTACGCAACAGAAAAACTAAGACAGCTTGGTTACTCCTCAATGAGAAAGCATTTAAAAAAGAAACGCCTAACTAAAAGCGAGAAGGTCTTAATTGACGAGCTGTGCGAGGCGGTTGTCATCTCTGAAAAAAGAGGCTCCTGGGACGAAAAACTCAAGGAGTGTATTTCTGATCAGAATAAAATTGAAAGTCTAGGAACCCTTGAGGGTGTTCGAGATATTTCTTTGGAGCATGGGTTAAGTTTGTATTCTGCTGCGCTGCTGTATCACGGGGGTTGATTTAGAACTCATAATTGTATTTTGCGATGTCGTGTTTATGCATGGATCGAACCTCCTCTTTCGTCTTGTCATCATAATATGATTGATAATTAACGCTGTCGTAGGGTTTTGGGGATTTATTGAATATGAATTTTTCATTTAGCTTGATAGATTCAAAGATGAATTGAGCGTCTTCTTCTAGGTTTTCGTATTTTCCCACAAAATCCAGTCTTTCGTCTAGGATATTTGAATAGGCGCCGCCCTCTTTCCCTATAGGAATGTCTGCTTTGTTGTGGAATCTTGTGTCAAATTCTGTGGTTGCGGGGAATCCATATTTATTTTTATACTCAGATATATTTAAAAGGCCGCCGCTTTCTTTGACAAAAAATCCCCAGGGTCGGAGCATGGACACCATTCTGGCCCAGGGGTTTCGTACTATAGAAAACTTAAAATAGTCATCCCAGTGTTCTGCATAAAGCTTTTTGGCTTGGCTAGCTAATAGATGCTTTTGTGATTGGAGCTCTAATCGTGACCACCAGTCTTTCCCATCTATAATGGACTCTAGGGAACTTCCAGCGGTTCTTTGGATATGTATGAAGATGCATTTATGTATATGACTTATCATTTCTTATTCTCCAAATTTATACCCGAAATACTCGATATCCTTCGCGTACTTCTCCGCAACGATCTCGCGAGTTTCGTCGTCGTAATATTCGGTGTAGTGTTTTCTGGGGTAGTTTTTTGTATGTAAGCAAGGTATATTCTTGCAATCGACATTAAGTGCTTCGCAAAATTTTATTAAATCTGAATGCAAATGACTAAAGCGTATCCAGTCGGTAACAAGAATCTCGCCTTGGTGTGTGGCTGCGTCGCAAACACTTCCAATATGCTTTTCTTTAATGAAGGGTTTAAACGGCAGAACGATTTTCGAGAATTTTCGGGAAACCCACATATTGTAAAATGAAGCGACGCGAGCCCAAGTATTTCTTTCATTAACTACTATCCTATAATCCTTAAATAACTCAGAAGGTATTTTTTGAAATAAATCAGATAATGCAAGATGGTTATGTATGCCGTGTTGCTTGTAATTTCTGGGGGAGTGTAGTTCCGATTCGACGGGCTCAATTGGGGTGATAATATCATCTTCACCGCAAATCCTTTCCAAAAAATACTCTGCGCTTGTCCCCGCGACTTTGGTTGCTTTTACATAGATGAATTTATGTTTATGTGATATTATCATATAAATTATTCTCCAAATTCATACTCAAAGTGCTCAATGTCTTTTTTGTATAGTTTTTGAACTATAGATATGGTTGTGTCGTTATAGTGGGAGCGGTAGTTGAGGTGTGAGCTTTTGTTGTTCCATGGAAGGCGGCGGTGCGGGATGCCTGCCCAATGGAACGTGCCCACAATGTCCTCTAACCTAAGGAAGTCTGGGTTTAGGCTTTCATATCTTCCAAGGAAATCAACAAAACATTTTCCGTCGTGGTGGGTCCAGAGATGTTGATTGAAGAAGTGGAATTTTTCAAAGGGCTGCGCTTCTGTAAAGTCGGAAAAGTTTAGACAAAGGTCTTTAAATGTTTTAAATCTTTGAATATTTTCTACTGTTTGTTTGTCATGCTTGTAGGCAAAGTGGTCTGGCGTCATATTGTAAAAATAAAAATATAAAGATACGAACCTGTCCCATGGGTTTCTAACGAAGGCAAATTTAAACCGCTCGGCTTTATTCTCTTGAGTTAGGGTTTCCCATGCTCCACGGGGTTGAATTGGGTGTATGATAGAGTCGGTGTTCAACGATAGGGCGCTGCTTAATGAGGAGCCAGCAGTTCTGGGAACATGGAGAAAGATTAATTTTTTTTTCATGACTCTTTTTGTCCATTTGAGAGTTTTTGTTGGTTTTCGTATCCTTCTCTTAATTGTGTTTTATACGGGTCCCACGCAAAAAGGGGCGGCTCTTGGATATCCCAAATTACTTCGTTCGGATTAATGCTGGCGGCTAGCCAACCAAACCCCCTACACCCAACTACATAACACTTGCTTGTCGCCAGTAGCGTGAAGTCGTCGTCTACGCTTCCAGATATTAGGTCGCAGCTTAGATTCAGGTTTTCAATTTCGGTTTTTAGCTTTAATATGTACTCTTCCGATTTGGAAAGGTTCTCTTCGGGCGTGTGCCCCAAGGCATCTTTAACGTCTTTGTTGTGTGCGTTTTCTCCGTATCCCGATAAACACACCCTCCAGGGTTGTTTGGCGTATACGATACCGCACTTCTTAAATCTTTTGTTTAAATTATATTTATGTATGACATCAATGAAAGCTC